AGAACTGCTTCCGGGCCTTAACGCCCTGTTCGGTCTTGAGTACGCCCGTTATGGCGAAGAGCACAAAGAACTCTACGAGACCGAGAAATCGGAGCGTAGCTTTGAAGAAGAAACCAAGCTGTCTGGTTTCTCCGCTGCTCCAGTCAAAAACGAAGGTCAGGCAATTGCGTATGACAATGCGCAGGAAGCCTTCACCGCTCGCTACAACCACGAAACCATTGCTCTTGGTTTCTCAATCACCGAAGAGGCGATTGAGGACAACCTGTACGACAGCTTGTCTGCTCGTTACACCAAGGCTCTGGCTCGCGCCATGGCTTACACCAAACAGGTGAAAGCTGCTTCGGTTATTAACAACGGCTTTAACAGCGCCTTCCCCGGCGGTGATGGAGTTGCGTTGTTTAGCACGGCGCATCCGCTGGTTTCTGGTGGTACGAACAGCAACACGCCTTCCACGGCTGCTGACTTGAATGAGACTTCGTTGGAAAACGCGGTTATTCAAATCGCTGCATGGACGGATGAGCGCGGCCTGCTGATTGCAGCAAAGCCACGTAAGCTGATTATTCCGCCAAACTTGATGTTCGTTGCCACCCGTCTGTTGGAAACCAGCCTGCGTGTTGGCACAACCGACAACGACATCAACGCTCTGAAGAACAACGGCGCAATCCCCGAGGGTTACACCGTTAACCACTTCTTGACCGATTCAAACGCATGGTTCCTGACCACGGACGTTCCAAACGGTCTGAAGCACTTTGAGCGTACGCCATTGACGAACTCCATGGATGGTGATTTCGATACTGGCAACGTACGTTACAAGGCGCGTGAGCGTTATTCGTTCGGATTTTCTGACCCGCTTGGAATCTTCGGTTCGCCCGGTTCTAGCTGATAAATCAAGCACTTAGCTCGATTGGAAGGCCCCGCAAGGGGCCTTTTTCTTTTTTGTTTGATATTGCCTGTGTCGTAACACACTGCATTTTGTTACCCGTTACTAAGTCTCAAAGCCGCTTGCATTCCACAAACCAACGTGATATAAATGCACATACCTAGACCACCCGACTTGCTAACTGACTAGGCAGACTTCCCTCAAGAGATAGCAAGTTTTGATTTGAGGAAATATTATGGGTTTCGCTTCTCACCTTGGCCCTTGGCTGCTTGGCACGAACAAGTACACCACCGGCACGACCGCTGGCACGATTCAGAACATGGGCGCAACAATTGTGCTCCAAGCTGGTTCGTACACTACTCCTTCTGGTGTATCTACTTCCGCTGCTTATACTGGCGACACTACGCGAATTGCAGTTCTGCCAGCCGGGGCAATCATCCACGCAATTATCTGCGATGTAACCACGGCGTTTGTTGGCGCTTCGCTTGCGACCACCTTGACGTTCCAGACGGGTAACGCTACCACTGGCCTGTCTAGCAACTTTGCGTCAGGAAGCACGTTGGGGACACTTAGCGGCACCAGCACCCTCTCGGCTGGACGTACGACCATTACCCCTAACACAACCAACATTGCACTCTTTGACAACATTGGCACTACAGACCTGATTGTTAACTTGGTGTTTGCTACTGCCGGTAACTACACGTCTGGCGGTTCAGTAAATGTGCAGGTTGTTTATGCTGTGTGTGGTCCAGATAACGCACTGTACCCAACTAGCTTCCAGAACTAAGGGGCTGACATGCGCCCAGTTGTTTATACGATTACCGGCGGCGCTGGTACGCAGGTTGTCTCGCGGGTGTGCCCGATTGACCACTACATTTCTCCGGCAAACATTGCTTTGAATGTGGTGGTCACGGGCACTATTACCTATACGGTGCAGTACACGTTTGATGATGTGTTTGCTCCGGGGTATGACCCCACCGCTGGTACAGCTAACTGGACTAATCACCCAACGCTAGTCACAAAGACGGTTACTGCGGATTCAAACATTTCGTATCCGGTTCGCGGGATTCGGGTTATTTCTCCGGCTTCTCCATCGTCTTCTGGCACTGCTACTTTGACCATCATCCAAGGTGGTGGAGGCGGGTTAGCATGATTGCAACAAGCATTGACGGATCTAACTCGACGCTTGACCTGCTATCGACACTGCTTGCGGACCCGACTGTTTATGCGGATAAGCTCAAGGCGCTGACTGAAGCCACTGCGGAAAACAAAAAGTATGTGGACTTGGTTGGCCCCGCATCTGAGATTGTGGCTATTCGGGCACAGGCAGATGCAGACCGTGCAGTAGCAGCGCAAGCTGTAGCAGACGCAAAAATAGAAGCAAACAGTGTTGTTGGTAGTGCTCAAGCAGATGCTGCGGCCATTCTTGCTGATGCACAGGGGCAAGCTGATACGCTGATTGCACAAGCTAAAGCTCAGAAAGACCAATCTGATGCTGTATTGTCGCAAGCCGAAATCTCATTAGCTGACGTTAAACGGGCAGAGTCAGAGGCCAAAGCAGCAACTGCTGCGGCTAATGCACAAGCTCAAAGTTTGGCAGCGGCGCAAGCGGCAACAGAAGCGCTGCAAGTAGAAGTAAACGACATCAAGGCAGCACTGCTGGCGAAGACTAAAGCCTTCATCGAAGGGTTGTAATGTCAGTCGTCCTGCTCACAGAGCCTTTCTCCGGTGGGGGTAGCGGTTCGGGCACGGTAACGTCAGTTGATGTAGTTGGCGGTACTACCGGGCTAACCACAGGTGGTGGTCCCGTCACGACTGCTGGCGTTATTACGCTAGGCGGGACTCTTAATGTTGGGAGTGGGGGTACAGGCGCTGTCACACTCACCGGCATACTAAAAGGCACTGGCACTACACCAATCACAATCGCCACGGCGGGGACTGACTATCAGGCACCCATTACGCTGACCACGACGGGTACAAGCGGCGCGGCTACATTTGTTGGCAACACACTTAATATTCCTAACTATGCTACGGGCAGCGGAACAGTTACTTCTGTTGGCGGCACGGGTTCAGTTAATGGGATTACGCTTACAGGAACGGTTACTACTTCAGGTAATTTGACGCTTGGAGGAACTCTTTCTAATGTTAGTTTAGCTACTCAAGTTACAGGCAATTTGCCGGTAAGTAATCTTGGAAGTGGCACGGGCGCAACTACTACGACGTTTTGGAGAGGTGACGGGACTTGGGCGACTCCGGCTGGTGGTGGAGGCGGAAGCCCAAACCTTGACGGCGGAACGCCAACAAGTAATTATGGCGGGATTACCGCAATAGACGGAGGATCGCCGTAATGGCTGTTCAAATTCAGACAAGAAACGGAACTGCGGCGCAATGGACTGCGGCCAACCCTACGCTTGCCGTTGGCGAAATGGGTGTTGAGACTGACACTAAAAAATTTAAATTTGGTGATGGGTCAACTGCTTGGAATTCTCTTGGTTACGCCAGCAATTCTGGCACAGTAACTTCTGTTGGCGGCACGGGAACAGTAAACGGAATTACACTAACTGGAACGGTTACTAGCACAGGCAATCTAACACTCGGCGGCACATTAGCTAACGTCAGCCTTGCAAGCCAAGTTACCGGCAATTTGCCAGTTACCAACCTCAATAGCGGAACGTCAGCATCTAGTACGACTTTCTGGAGAGGCGATGGCACTTGGGCCACCCCTTCTGGTGGCGGTTCTGGAACAGTCACCACGGTTTCGGTTGTATCTGCTAATGGATTGGCGGGTACTGTAGCTAATGCCACCACAACTCCAGCCATTACGCTCTCTACAAGTATTACGGGCGTTCTAAAGGGCAACGGCACGGCGATTAGTGCAGCAACTGCAAACACAGACTACCAATCTCCAATCACGCTAACAACGACTGGAACGAGCGGTGCAGCTACCTTTAACGGTACTACGCTCAATATCCCTCAATACACAGGCGGGGGGGGTGGCGGTGGTCCCATTCTTGAATCGCAAATCGTTATCAGTCAAAACTACACGCTCACTAGCAACACTAATGGGTTTAGTGTTGGGCCGGTGTCAGTAGCTACCGGATACGCAGTAACTGTACCTACGGGCCAAGTTTGGCTCATCGCTGCTTAAAGGAACAATCATGAGCGCAATCAAACTTCAAGGCAATGCCAGTGGTGCTGGAACTTCGGTGTTGCAATCGGCCAATACGGGAAGCACACTTACCCAAACGCTTCCAGCCACGGACGCGGTGACTCTTGGGTATTTGAACATTCCGTCTAGCGCAACAACTGGGACACTTGTAGCGGCAGACGTTGGTAAATTCTTACCGCTTGCTGCTGGCGTAACTGTCCCTGCATCTATTTTTGCTGCGGGGGACGCCGTTTCTTTGTACAACAACACGACAGGTGGCTTGACAATTACTTGTTCTGCGGTAACCACCAAAATTGCTGGAAGTAACACAACGGTGACTTCTGCAACGCTGGCAACTCGCGGCGTTTGCACCGTTCTGTTTATTGACGCAACCAACTGTGTACTGACGGGCAACGTGTCATGAGTGGAATTATGCTGGCTGTTTTGGGCGGGAAACCTGCGGCGGTCGCCCCAACTTCTGTCGAATATTTGGTTATTGCTGGTGGTGGCGGCGGTGGCAACGGTGCTGTAGGCGTTTCAAATGGAGGAG